AGTTAACCATTACGACGGGCTTAGTGAGAGTCTTGTTGACAAGATACAAGACGTTTTTTACGCCCAGCTGCCCACGAAATCGGAGTATGACCAAATGTTTGTAAGTAACTTTTGGGACAAGTTCAGCGAAGAACAACAAGCGATGATCAACAAAGCTCTCGAGAACCAGTGGGAACCGCATTTCGGATACGAGATTCTTGAAAATTAAACAGAAAGGAGAAAGCAATGGATGAAGAACTAAGAGATATAGTGGATTACAACCACTTGTTCAAACTAGCCGAAGAACGGTTTTACAACAAGATCGAAGACCCAGAAGAGATGTTCGAGTCTTGGGCCCAGTACAACACTAAGATTGACCACCTTGGAAAAGCCTTGTTGATTCATATGGATTACGGGTTTCTAGGGTTGATGGAGCACAGCTACTGGGTGCTGTTGGAGAACGGAGAAAACCACACAGTCGATAAAGACAGTTACGAGAACCTAAACGACATGCTCAGAGAATGTTATTCAGAATCACCCTTCAGGGAGAAAGAACATGCCTAGACAGGTTATAGATGCGCAGGAAATATATTGGGAGTGGGAAGAAGCGTTCGATAAGTTCGGATTCGATGACGGTAATGGTTGGAACGGAACCGATATCGTTGCCGACTTTATTCAGATCTTCGGATACGAAACTAAACGACAGCAGTGGGGGCTTCATAATTATTTCATCACAGATCTGCTGGTACGCTGTGGACCGATACAGATATCGATTATCCCAGAAAAAGTCGAGGTCGGGTACGACAACCCACGAGACTGGCTTCCACGAAGATTGATCGAAGATTTGGAGATGAAGTTCAATGGATAAAAGACAAGGATCACCTTACGATCGAGGAGCCGCCGATGCGTATTACCATCGGCCCCCCGACCCTCACTATTACAAACTAGGCCGCGCCTCGCAACGAGTCGAGAAGGAAAACATGAGCGACGAACAGAGAGCTGAGTATCTTCTAGGACATTACGAAGAGCACGACCGCAAAGACTTTGGAGAATTCAATGACGAATAAAATATACGATTTCTATCTTCGACGGGATGAGGAATCACCAGCCTATAAACTATTTAGAGGAACCGAGTCGGATTTTAAAAGAGTAGAAACTCTCTACGAAGAGCTGTGGTCCATGGTGATCGATAAAAACTCTTCAGAAGACATCTCAGATGATACTCTGTCCGATGACCCGATACTGTTGAGTTGGGAGGGAGCGGGAGTCGAGATCGTAGCAGAGGACATCGACACACACGAACAGTATTGGTATTTTGGATGGCAGACCCCCTCGATTGCAGGACCTTCATTGAGGTTTAGCCAGAAACTACAACCAATCGGCACGCAGGTTATAGCGCGATAGGAACAACGCATAAAAAAGCCCGCTCAGTGGCGGGCTAATCTAGAACCGTGGTTCGCTTTTATCTTTTAGATAATCTTTGTTAAATATGGGTGACAGTGGCTATCGTAAGTTAGCCCTACCATTCGAGTACTGCGTGTAACAGGATCGCTCCATGATAGAATAATCCACTCTCCAGGGTCTGTGTCGTCTGTCTCAAGCCACTCCGTAACGGTGATCGTTTCGGTAGGCTTTTTCCACAAAACCTCACCTTTGCTTTCGAACCCCACTCCGTAGTGGTCTATATAGTAGCCGTCTACTCTCTCGTCAAGATCCAGTAGATCTGTCGACATTTCGTCAAATCCAGCTTTACTCAACACGTCAACCAACTCCCTACTAAACTCGCAAGTTTTGCAAGGTCTTTCGGAAAACATTTTCATAGTTATATCTTTTAGATCCATTTTTCTACCTTTCTATCTTTCTAAAATCCCGCCCGTCTAAAAGCGGGGCTAGCTTATAGTATAAAGTACCAAAACGCGCATAGTAAAGGACTAAAGTGCTATTGGAAATGGCCGATTTATTACGGTTATTGTTCTATTTAGAAATAAAAACTTTTTTTATTTTTTCAACAGAATTGACTAATAGAGTAATAGAAGTAATAGAATCACGTTGGAAGTCTCGAGAACAGTGGATCTTGGTGAGTGTCAAAAGTAATAGAAAATCTATGAGTTATTAGAAATGAAACAGAGAATAAGTAAGAGAGGGCGTGAGCAAAACATTTCGTTTTTTATATTTTATTTTCATTCTAATATATAGTTCACACATCGAAACACCTCGGAAGCGTTGGATGAAACACCTACAGTACACTCCCATGACACCTGCTGATGATGGAAACGGTTACGTTGACCCTGATGGTAAGAAATGGCAACCGCTGAATCCTAAGCAGAAGAAGTTCGCACGAGAGTATCTGAAAGGCCAAAACGCTACAGAAGCAGCGGTGAAAGCGGGTTACACGAAGAACCGCAATGCCGCTAAGAGACAGGGCAGCGTATTACTCAATCACAACCCATTGCTCCGAAATTACTTGATAGACCAAGAAATAAAGGAGGCAGAGAGGGATAGAGTTTCTATGGAGGGGCACCTCTCCGCTCTCCATGATTTGAGGGAGGAGGCGAGGGGGCAGGGCCAAATCAACGCGGCTATCACAGCCGAGATCCACCGAGGGAAGGTCGGTGGGCTTTACATCGATCGACGCGAGGTCTTGACCGCACAGATCGACGCACTAAGCAAGGACCAGATCCTGGATCGACTGACGCAGCTCATCACGAAACGAACTCCTCAAACCATCGAGGGACAGATCACGAACCGACTCGGTTCGAGTGAAGGATCGATCGACGGATCGACTGATCGATCGACTATAATGGTGGAGCGATAGACCCACCGCCACCCTCCCACCCACCCTTATTACTGACAGACGGATCGACGATCGGACTCGGGATCGATCGATCGACTTAGATTGATTGACGGATCGCGCGACCGCGACCCACCCACCCACCACACTTGACGCCACGGCCAGCGACGGACGGACGGACGGACGGACGCCGACCGCTAACAAGGACACCGACGGGGAGCGACTAACAAGCGACTAGACGGGACGGGACTAGCTAACAAGGTATTTATTTATTTACTTTATTACTTGACTTATTAGCCACCAGACCTCATTATAATAACCAGTTAGGCAATAACGCTTAACTAATTAACTAAATAAGGATTCATTAAATGAATAAGCAATTAAAGAAAGAAGATCAACAGTCAGTCAAAGATGCGATAACCAACATTGAGACTAAGAAGAAAGAAATAGCGGGTGTTGATCTTGACGACATTCTAAACACTGTGCCTAAAGCATCATCCGCTAACCTAGCTCAATGGGTCGGCACTGTGACTTTAGTTGAAGAAAACATACCTTATCTCAAGGCTTTCAAATCTAGCGTTACTAAAAGAAGGTTTCAGTTAGCCATCATTGATTCATTGATTGAAGCTATCAAAGCTGGTAATGGTTCCCACGTTTTTAAATCAACAATAGATGTTGACCACTTCGACTCTAATCAAGTCTTCAACACATTTGCTACTAAGTACAGCACTAACACTCACAATAATAATCCTAGCAACGCTAGAATGGGTCACGCTTGGGGCGGCCAATTGTTAGGCCATGTTGCATGGGATGGTAAGCAAGCGGCTAAATGGTTAGCGGCTAATGATTTGCCTGATACTGTGGCCTTCTTTAAGGTTACTAAATAGTTAACTAACTAGTTAGCTAACACTAAGCCCGCCTAGCGCGGGCTTTTTTATGTCTAAAATTAGTGCTTGACTAGCCTAGCTAAATATGATATTGGGGCGGCCCGCTAAATTAGGGGTATACCCCCTATTGACTTTCCCGCTCCCGCCCACCCACCACTACCTGATTCCCGACTCTTTTTCCGCTGTACTTTTGCTATAGGTTCCCTACTCAAAAATTTTTCGCAATGTGTATTGGGACTCCGGCCTTGAAAATTTTCGCCAAATTTTTTTAGGCTGTTGCGTGGTATGCTATCTGGGAGTTACGATTGGTCTACTATGATAATCGAATCAGTCGCCGCCGCCGGTGCAATTCTATCCACGATCTCCACTGCCATTAACAAACTAAACGAAGTTGGCGACGGAGCTTCAAAAGCCGTTGAGTTAATGCAAGGGTTCTCTGATGCGTTGGATTCTTTCGAACGCGATAAGAAAGATTCGGTGATCAACAACCTCAGCTCACAGGAGCTTCTGAAATTGGAATCAATAAAACACAGACGTGATCAGTGGGAGAAGTCACTCCACGATATGCTCGTGATTCACGATCCGGCATTGTTACAACGCTGGGACGAGGCTAAGGCAAGACAAAAAGCAGCTCATAAACGACAGATGGAAGCTATCAAAGCTAGGGCCGCTGCCAGAAAGAAAATGATTCGACAGATATGGTTGATTATGGGAGTAACAGCAATAGGGTTACTTTGTGCATTTATATTAATTGGAGGGGTCATACTGATCTTTAAATAATGGACGTAGGAGCACTTACACCAGCTAATCAAATAGCGTGGCGGCAGGTAGCCGAAGAGCGGTATCAGAAGTTGATGGAAAATACTCAGCGCGAGGAAAGGCGACAAGCGGTACAAAATCTGCAGTCAAAATTATATATCGCCAAGAATGGTAAGGTAGAAGTACAGATTGCCAGTACCAGACAGAATATTGACCTACTAGCGTAGTAAAATTTTTCCAGTTACGATTCGCACATGGCACACGAAACTCGTAAAGCGAATTTAATTAAGAAGCATAATTTAAAGGGTGTGAACAAACCAAAGCGCACACCCAGCCATCCGAAGAAATCGCATATGGTATTAGCGCAGGAAGGCCACACATTAAAACTCATTCGTTTCGGGCAGCAGGGTGTCAAAACTGCGGGCAAGCCTAAAAAGGGTGAGTCAGCAAAACAGAAGGCGCGGCGTAAGAGTTTCAAAGCTCGCCATGGAAAAAACATCGCAAAAGGAAAAATGTCAGCGGCTTATTGGGCCGATAAGGTGAAATGGTAATGGCAGACATGCAAGCAATCTACGACGAAGAAGCTGGGCTTAACAACGGAGGCGGCTTGATGTCCTTGTTACGCGGTGGCGGTGAAATGCTTCTTGGTCCAGAGATCATGGACAACTTACCTATGTTATTGCGAGCACTGCAAAACACGAACAAAGATACGCTGACCATGGAACAGATGCGAGATATGTCTGGGCCG